TTCCGTCGAAGATGACATAAGAGATTCTCTTATCGCCAGCTCTAGCGCAGAGTCGTATCTGATCTGCAAGGTTAGGCATGAGGTCTGGCTTGGCTTTGCCAGATAAATCCCTGTCAATATCAATCGCTCGGACGATACCTGTTGCATCAGGATTGTGGTCAGACACACCTGCTTGATGACGTAAGTCGCCAATCCAGCCGTCCGAGGTTCTATCTCTGTCTGGATAAGTATCATCTACTTGGAGCCTAAGCTGTTGTCCCGCTTTGCATAGCAATGGCTTCACAGTCTGCGCACTCCCATTTCTTTAGATTATTTAACAATAATGACTCATGACCGCATTTAGGCATTGGAGCAATGAAAGCGTCATCTATGGGGTCATAAGTGAAACCGACGCCAGCATAATTATATCTAATCTTCCCGTTATACGATGTTTTAATCCAAGTGCCACCAAGATTATCTAATAACCATTGGTAACCTTCATCTCCTGCTGGATCATTGTTATCTCCAACTAGAACACGAATAACTTTATTAGTTTCATCAACTTCAGCCCAATGACTCATACTGCATACCTCACAATAACTAGACCAGAGCCGCCTGCGCCGCCAAGTGATCCTGCACCACCGCCACCGCCACCAGTATTAGTTGTGCCTGCTGTTCCTGTGCCGCTCCATTGACCTGCGCCGCCACCGCCAAGTCCACCTGCGTTGCCGTTACCTAAACCAGAAACTCCACCGCCACCGCCTGCGTAATAACCGCTAACACCTGTAGAAGTAGCTGTAGCCCAAACAACATAAGCATTAGAACCATCACCGCCAACTGTTCCAACTGCGCTAACGCTTGAAGTACCACCAGCTGCTGATGCACCGCCACCGCCTGCGCCTGCGCGTTGTGCGGCTTGACCTGAAATAGAACCACCTACGAAACCTTGTCCTGTTGTACGCGCTCCGCCGTTACCTGTGCCTGCGTTATTCCACGCCGCACCGCCACCGCCTGAACCACCAGCACTTCCGTTATATGCACCAGATACAGTAGATCCTGCGCCGCCTCCGCCACCTACGGCTGCTGTTAATGCTCCTAAAGTTGTATTACTGCCGTTAGTTCCGTTGCCAGACGATGATCCTGCGCCGCCACCGCCAATAACAACGCTGTAAGAATTAGCCGCAAAAGATTGGGCTGTTAATGGTAGAAAACCACCTGCACCACCACCGCCGCCGATTGGACCACTTAAGTTAGAAGCTCCACCGCCGCCGCCACCAGCAATAATTAAAACGTCGGCTGTAAGAGTTCCACCTGATACACCTAAAGTCCCATTAGAAGTAAAGACTCGATAGTTATATCCGCCTGAAGTGTAAAGTGTTCCGCCCGTTACTGTAAGAGGCGGGGCTGGCTCACTTAAAATACCTGAAGTAATGCAACCAATCATTATGCAATTCCACCAACAACGTACCAAGTATCTGTTGCGGTCTTGATGCAAACGGCTGTCTTATATTGAGCCACAGTAGGAGCAGCTGGGACAGTTCCAGCTGAAAGAACTGTAGTTGTGCCGCTTGTAACGGCAGAAATTGTTACCAAGCCTAATCCTTTATTAAGGACTGTAATGGCTGTGCCTATTGGAAACGCTACAGAAGCGTTGGTAGGAATCTTAAATGCTACAGCTGTAGCTTTATTCATAGGCTGTAGGACTTGGTACTGATCGTTTAGAACGGCTGTGTAGTCCACAACTGCGTCAGAGTTAATTGTAAAGGTCACCAGACCATTAACTGTAGAGGCGGTAAGTACATCGCCTGTTGCTGCTGGTAGTCCTGCTGCCATTATATCTCCTAGTATCCCAATGTATTAGTGCCGATTATACCGTAATACGAGCTTTCAACCACGAAACCATCGGCTATAGGTTCCAGAGTTGTAATAGTTGCCATCATCTTGTTAGGGGTAATATCCCATCGAACGCCTTGATATTGAAGGTTCTTCACAATAGTCGAGCCGTCTGGCTGGATATTGGTTATAAGTAAGTTGTCGAAGAAGTCAAGCCCAATCATAGTGTCGGTTGGTACTGCTGGATCTAACAAATCCACAACCATCTCGTCAATACGGATAGTGGTTGCAGCTCTAGTAGCAACGTACTCGAGGGCGATATTGCTGACAAGGGCGTCAGTCTCAGCCACTAGGTCAGTTTGTGTAATTGAGTGAGGAAAATACTTGTCAATAGAAGCCTGGTTAATTGCTGTGATTGTAGAACCGCCAACACGGGCAAAGTTGGCTTGGTTGATGATGAGCTTATCGTCAAAGGCAAAGACAAGGTTACGGTAAGGAATACCGCCAGTCTGGTTAAAGGCTACGGGAGTCTTAGATAGGGAGTTCATAACGTCTGTGCGGTTCTTAAATACCGCTGTACCAGAGCCATTCATATAGAACGCGCCTGTCTCAGATACTTCAGCGTTCTTGATTGCTGCAAGGCTTGTGCGGTTAGTTCCGGGGTCTGCGATACAAGTGTTAAGCCCTGTAGAGATAGTACGCATAGAAGTAGGGAACGAGACTTGGTTCAAGATTGCTGAGACTCGAGCAGAAGTTGTCTGCCCTGCTGGGCTAGAATCCACAGTCGAGATATTAGCCATCTGAAATAGACGGAAAGCATCTGTACATGAAATATCGACATAACCAGTATCTTGATTTACTGGGTAGGTGTATTTATAGTCCGTAACATACCCAGAGAATAGGTACTTCTGAGTCGTGGCTGTAGTTGCAGATACGCGCAGCTTACGCAAAGGCGCAAGGTATCCATAATAAGGAGACGCTGTATTCTGCGGGTTAAAGTAAGAAAGAGGATCTAATACTCGGACTGTGCAAGTGCCAGCCTCGTATGTGTCGCGCTGGATATTACGACCACGGGTAATAGAAATCTGATAGACGTTAGGCGTAAGGTCGATGACAGGTTCTGGAAGAGCAGAAGTGCCAAGGGTATTAGTGCCTAGGATTCCGTATTTAGGGTCACCAATTACGAACCCTGAATAACCAAAGGTTGCACCATTGGAGTAATCGAAGGAGACGGCTATCTGTGCTGGTAATGCCATTATCCGAACATTCCAGCAATACGACCAATCGCGCTAGGTGAGCCCGAAAGTGAGTTGGTCTGTAATCCAAGTTGAATAGCATCTACCAAGTCCTGCTCTGTAACTACGTTGCCTTGGACATATACCTTGACGTTAGTACCTGCGCCAGTAACGCTTGAACTGTCTACAAAGTTACCAACGCCAGACTGTAAGCCGTATGAACCATTGCCAAGGGTTGTAGAAGCGTTAGTTGATGGTGTGCCAGTTTGAGGGATATTAGCTCCATAGCCAGCGGTTACGCCAATGGCTGCCAAAGCCTGATCCATACCCACGCCATTATAGACACTTGGTTTAGATAGGTCTGGGAACTGAAGATTGTTTAACTTCTTCTGGAAATCGGCAATCCAAGTATCTAGATAAGCGAAAGGATTTCTAGCATCTGGTGTCTGTAAGAAATACTTGTAAAGGTTGCCAGTAGCGTCCTGAGCCATCAGGACTTGCTTAGTTAAGCGGTCTGCTTCTGTGACGTTCTCGTTAAGAAGTGCTAATTGCAACTCTGCTCGGTTACGTTCATCAGCTGACAACTTACCCTTAAGTGCAGCAATGAGTTCTATCTGCTGCATGTCAAAGATTGTGCCGTCTTTCTTAAGTGCAGCTTGCTTCTTTAATTCTGCTGTGTTCTTGGTCTGTGCTGCCAATAGTTCTTTAGCGCGCTTCTTAGCGTCTGCCTCTGCTTTGGCTGCTGCTGCCGCGTTCTTGGCGCGAGTGACTGCGTCTGTGCTACCTGCATAATCACCATAGCCTTTAGCGGTAGAAGCCTTTCCAGCCTCAATAAACGGGTTAATAACTGCCCCGGCAACCTTGCCAGCCAACTTGAGCATAATACCCGCTAGCTGTAAGAGCTGCTTAATAACTGGCATATTAGCCAAGTCGCGGAATCCGATTGCCAGGCCTCTGAAGAAATCAGCGATATTAGTTGCTAATTGGCTTATCTTGGTACTGAGGTTAGTAATTCCCGTATCGCCCGTAAGAGTCTTAAACGCATCAATAAGACCGCCGCCAATGGTTTCTTCTGCTTCTTTGGCTGCATTAGTAATAAGACCAAATTGCCCTGCAACTGTGCCAAGATCAGCTTGGGCTGCTCCAGCAAAATTCTTATTAAATGCTTTGAGAACTTTATCAAATGAGGCGGTCTTGAGTTCAGCTGCGCTAAGTCCTAAAGCATATTTCTTAAGTCCCTTGTTATTGCCCACGAAGGCGTTGCTCAAGTCCAAAGCAACAGTAGCCATATCGGTTGAACTGCCCTTAGAAATGTCTATAGCAGTTGTAAGTAACTTCTGGCTTTCAATAACCGAACCTGTGGTCTGAAGTAATTTCTGCATGGCTGGACGAAGGTCGTCATCTGCCACGCCTGTTGCTAAAGATAATTTTTCTACAAACTTCTGAATATCAGTATCCGCAAAAGCCAGTCCAAGATTCTTAACTGTGTTGCTAAGTTGAGCAGCAGCTTTCTGATCGTCCATGAAAGCTTTGACTGTCACCTTACCAAAGGCAACTACCGCAGCTGCGCCAAGGCTTACTCCTAACGTCTTACCAAGGCTTTTAGCGTTTTTATTTAATTTCCCAAGTGCTGTTTCGGCTTGCTTAAAACCTTTGCCGTCAAACTTGGAACCAATGAGAATATCTGGAAATGCCATTACGCAGCTCTCCTAAATCGTTGAGAGTTATTTCTCGCGTAGAACTCTGTAGTTGCTTTGTCGATTGCTTTCATTACTGCACCTTCAGCAACGCCCTTGCTATCTCGCCAAGCGCGGTAAATAAGGCGACCTCGACCCTTGTGGCTTGAAATTAACTCGGGAAGATTGTCGATAAATTGCTGGCCAGCATTAGGGTTTACAGATCGTGAAACGCCCTTACTTGTGCCACCAGCGTTGCGACCAACCCAGACTTGACCCTGTGGGTTCTTGCGTCCTGCTGTTTCGTAAATTGCACCGACGGCAGACTTGTTAATAATACGAGCCATCGAAGTAAAGCCGTTGCGATTGCGTTGGTTTACCTTGGTCGTATATGTAATGCCGCTCTTGACCACAGAAGGGTTCCAGAACGGGAAGGTTGCTTCGGAGAAAGCGCGAGGAGCCCAGTTACGCATAGGTGCTTCATTAGGCACAAAGGACTTAGCCTTTGCAACTACTGGCTTGAGAGCCTGACGCATCTCTTTCTGCAAGGCTTTCTCAAGGTCAGGAGCGAACGTGCGAAGAGCTTTGCGAAGGTCAGAGTTACCTCTTATTTCTACGGCTGGCATCTTCCCTCGCTTTCGCTATGTCCTTAAGCAACTGGACGTGATATTGAAACGCCATCGGAGATAGTTCCACGATGGAGTTGAACGGAACTCTAAACTCATAACTCAAACGAGTTGCGAGATAGGTGACAGAGTTCCGATCTACTCTAAAGGGTCAGAATCTAGAACCTCAACTGTCTTGAGGGTTTCTAAAAACTTTTCCCCGTAGGGTGGGACTGTTGCACCTGAACGTCGAATTGATTCCCAGCACAGCCAGTAAATATCTGATTGCTTCTGGTCTTCAATAAGAGCTTTGTGAAAGCCCTTCTTGGCGTATTGCTCGAACGCGTACTCAATCAACGGAGTGATTTCGTAATCAGTCACTTGATTGTCTGACGTTGTAACCCTTAGCTTTGCCATTTTAGCCCCTTACTTAGTTATTAGAATGAACCTGTGTTTGCTACAGCGATTGTACCTGAAACGTCCCAAGTTACTGACTGCATTGAAAGGTCGCCAGTTGCGCCGTTAATATCAGTAGTTCCATTGACAAGAACTGTCATTGTGTAAAGAGGGTTAGTTGCTGATACTGCTGTTCCCTTGTTCTGAAGAAGAACTAAAGTTACGTTTGTTCCCCAAGCAGCCTGAAGGGTCTGAAGGACAGACGCTGAAGCTGTATCATTAAGGAAATCAAGAGTGATAGAAGATGCTTCAAGACCCTTGATGAAGCGGTGACCTGAGTCACCCATTGCTGTTACTTCGAGCTGGTCGAAGTTACGGTTAAGAGTTACGTTATTAACGTGGTCTGAAAGATCAACGGAATTGACCTTAACGCCGACCTGATTGTTTAGAAATACTGCCATTTAGGTTATTCCTCGTCTTTCTTTGTCTTTGTTGTTTTTTCTTCTACCTGACCAATTTTAGTCAAGAAGTTCTTTT